AGGTATCAGATTACTTTGATGGAGATTCAATATAGAGGATTATCGTTAGGTAGAATAGAGTCGTAAGAGAACTACGAACAAGCTACCCTTTGGCTTAGTTGAACACTACCTAACACCTCATTTTTTTTTATGTTTTTTTTAAACTTAATTGTGAATAAAGATTTACATAAGAATCGCATAGTGGTAGGATTAAAGTAAGGATTACATAGGAGAGTCTATGATATACCAGGTACGAAGTGTCAGCGTTTATGGTGGAACAATGACATGGGAGTTTGATAACAAGCATGAAGCATTATGCAAAGTTAGAGAGCTTAAAGATTTAGGTGGTATGTTTTTAGTCAAGCTGATTGAACTAGAAACATCTAGCTAATACAAACAAGATAATAAATAAGGAGGAATAATGGAAGAGTTATTTAATAACTTAAAGCAGGACATCTTAGAAGATGAACTATTATTAGCAAGAGTGCTAGGAGTATTGGAGGAATAATGACAGTGTATCAGATAGTCAATGACATACACTATGTTAATGGAGTCGAGCTAAATCTTGAAGAGATTAACGAAGATGTTATTGAAGATAGAGTGTTGGTAATTAAAGAACAGATAGAAGCCAAGAAGAATGAACTTGATAGATTAGTTGAGCAAAGAGATAGGTTAATTGTCCACGCATTTAAATGTGGATTCAGTGCTATTAAATTGGGAGAGCTTTTAAATCTAACAAGACAAAGAATCTATGATGTACTTAACTTATCAAAACAGGAGGAAGAGTAATGCCTAATATTTTTGATGACCCTAAGTCTATCAAGACATGGGCTATCAAATTAGCCAATGCGTGTGGAGGACAAAAGGTAGAAAAGTCTATTATCCTTACACAATTAAACACAAAGAGGATTGCTGAACTTTTAGATGAGTTTGTAGCAGACCACAATGAAAACACAATGAAGATAGCACAACAACTATCAGATTTGGAGGAAGAATAATGAGATGTAAAGAATGTGGCAGGTGGCTAACTGCTATGGACTTTGAATCTGATTTATGTAATCAATGTAATGACAAATATGAGGAGGAAGAATAATGCCTAAGTTTAACTTAGATAATTACGAAACAGTAGAAGATAGATTAAAGAAATTCTGGAATGACTATCCAAATGGAAGAGTCGAAACAGAAGTTGTACATATAACAGATGATGGAACATGTGTAACAATTAAGTCTGCAATATATAAAGATATGAATGACACTCATCCAGTCGCAACAGGTATAGCACAAGAAACTAAAGGACAAGGTGGATTTGCTAATGCTGATGCTTGGATGGAGAATTGCGAAACAAGTTCGCTAGGCAGGAGTCTTGCGAATTGGATGTACCAGGGAACAGACAAAGCTAGACCTAGCAGAGAAGAGATGAGTAAATCTGCACCTAAAGTAAAGGTAGAGAAGAAACCAGTAGCTAAACCTACTAAGGAAGAACAAGAATCTATGAATAAAGTTGTAGATGAAATGGTTGCAGAGCCAAAGAGTTCTACTGGTAATGTTGCTAATCAACTCAATACTTTACTAACAGCTATGATACCTAACGAAGCATTACGCAAAACAATTAAGAGTAATGCGTATGGAGAGTTGGTGGATAATGGAGTTGCTAGTCCAGATGTAGAGATGTGGACTCAAAAAAACATAGATGTCTTTATGATTAGAGCAGAAGATATGTATAAAAAAGTTACTGATGAATCCAATGAAGACAAAGATATTATTGAAGAAGTCTTTGGTGAGGTTGTAGAGAAAACTGTTAGAGCTTGTCCAGAATGTGGAGAGACTGACTGGATAGAGGACAACAGGGAGAAAAAAGCAAGTGATGAACGATTTGCTAAGATTCCTTCTTGGAGTTGTAGTACATATCAAAACAACAATGGTTGTGGTTGGACTGCGTGGAACGACACTGACTGTCCATCAGAATGGCTTTAGAAGACCAGGGTATCTCAATTAATGTTGAGAAACTAAAAGCAAAACTTAAAGAGAGATACCCTGAATACAACTTTGATGTTCCTGCACCACCTGATACAACATGTAAAGCAAGAGCATTTTGCAGTGCAGATAGACAAATGTATACCGATACAGAAGGCAATACATTTTGTGGTCAAAGATATAAACAAACAGATAAAGATAATCCATACAAGTGGGAATGGATGACATGCCATGCACTTGTAAAACCAGCAGAACAAGGAGGTAAACAAGATGGCTTCACATTTTGATGATATGTCAGAAGGATTACAAAAGTTTTGGATAGACCAAAACAAAAGAGGTAATGTACGAAATACACCTAGGTCTGGGAACTGTATGTTGTGTACTAATAAACTAACAGACAAAGATAAAGACCATAGTGTATGCAATACATGTTGGGAAGGATTAGGAGAAGATGAGTAATACATACCAAGACAGCTATGAATCCAGGAATAGTGGAGATGATATGGCAGATAAAGCTATGCTTAACTACTTAGAATCCCAGGGATTAAAAGAGTATCAACACTATTTAAGGATAGGCACTGACCCTAAAGTAAATAAGCTAGACCTGTTTTGGTATGCAACAGAAATACTACTACTTCCAGATTACATCCTTGTTAAACATGGCAAGATATTTTTTGTAGAAGTTAAAGGAACTACCAAACTAAAAGCATCTGACTATTACAAGATACAAGAGATGAACTGGAAGGGAAGCCAATACAAAGAAGTACAAGTAGGTCTTATGTATTTTTCTAGCGTTGATTCTAAACCACAATGGTATTCAGCAGATAAACTATTTGATATCTGGAAAAACCCAGACATAAAAGTAGAGTATTACCCTGAACTAGATTTTAAAGGTAACAAAAAACCATACAAAGTATTACCACTTTACAAAGGATGATAGTTACCCCAACCCTTATCGCTTATGGTAAATGTAAGCACACCTGGATGACTCCATAAACCAGTTCGTTCTGTAAAATCAATACTCTTATCTATTGAAGGTGCTTGAAACCAAGTTCTATCACCTTGTTGTTTCATTCTTAAATGGTGGTAATGAGCAGTAACTAATATCTCTGCATCTCCAGGTGGCAAGAAACCATACATCTGACCCTTCCACCAGTTCTCTATTTTATTTTCTGGATTGTTACCTCCACCACCAGTCATATGTCCATGAGTAAAGCTAACCTTCTTACCTTTTATAACTAATGTTTGATGAAATCCTTCTGGAACATTCACTTCTACTTTGCCATAGCGTTCTGAATTAGCATTCATAATCTCTTGACATATTTGTAAGTGCATAGTGTCAGAGTTATCTAATCTACTTGTAGCCACTTGACCTTTGCTGGTCCTAGACATCTCACCATGGTTACCTGGTACACCTGCAAGAACTAACTTAGGTGCATGAGGTAAGAAGGTGTCTATAGTTTTCATAATCATAGACCTTGCTAATGCGTATTGTTCAATCAATGACAACTGCACATTGTGTGGTTGTGATTCGTAGAAATGAGGTGTACAGTTTTCTGTGAGGTCGCCAAGTCCTACCATGTATATCTCATCTATCTTATGACCTAACCTACGCAAGTCTTTTATCTGATTAACGCCATCTTGTAATGCTCTGTCATATCTTTTGATAGTGTTCTCAACTCCATAATCACGCTTCCCCAACTGCCAGTCAGACATAAACCACATGAACGCTGTATCTCCAGCATCATATTTCTTAGTTATAGGTGGCTTTTTGGTTGCTTGTTTTAATAGTTGTTGAAAATACTTATCGTGTCCAGGTCTTTTTTTTCTAACAATACCCTTAAACGCATAAAAGGTTTCTGTTCTACCACCTTTAAGCTGTACATTCCAGCTAGATGCACGAACTGAACCTTCTATCTCGTAATGTTTAGGGTCAAATCCCCATTCTAATAATATAGAATCTAATTTATTTCTATAGTCTGGGTCTGTTCCAACATGAGTTATTTCTCCTAACCCTGTTTGTTCATTAACTTCTAGTCCTGGTTGCCACCCTGACTTATAGAAATTATTACCCCATTCTTCTGGTACTTTAGGCATATTTACCTCCTTTGCCCTGTTGATTTAATTATACAGTGCTAGTGAGATAGTTTTTATTTAGATATTTTTTTCTTAGCGAACTCTTTAACTACTACTAAAGCAGATGATGCACCTGCAAGAGCAGCTAGTTGAACTGCATTTGCATCCACACCTACTAATGGTGCTACTGTTAATGCACCTATAAATGCTTCAACGAATGTCCATACAGTCTTTTCAAGAATTACTTTATATTCTTCACTCATTGTATTAATTTTCCTAACTTTAACTTATTTTCTATGTTCTCTAGTTTAGCAATAATTATGTCTAATTTCTTTTGAAATGCTTGTGGATGTATCATATCTGGACCACT